ATACGCATTAATAGCGCTTGAATAAGCGTTCGGGTTTTTAGCGGCGTAATCTTGAATGTTTTGGTTGTACTGCTTGATACCAATATTTCGACCAGTGATTGGGTCCGGCGAAGGGTCTTTGTCACTCTTAGTTGCCCATTGCAATCCAGCAGACTTAGGTTCATAACCGGTTTGAAACTGAGATTGCATGTACATCGGAGTATTCATCAAACGGGTTTGATACTCTTTCTTGTACGCGTCATACGCAGCCGTGTCAGCGGGAGCGTTAGCTTTGTCAATGTTGTATTTAGCTAAGAGCGAATCATAGTTAGTTTGCGCGGCGGTCAGCTTGTCACCTGTCAGTGTGTCCGTAGCGACTGGGCGTGTGCCAGGATCAACCGGAGTTGCACCTGAATAGTTAACCCTGCCAGGAGTACCTACCCCGTATTGCTGCATTATGCGGTTGAGTTCAAATCCCATACCTGCTCCTTAAATATTGCTCAAACCTTTGTACGTATAGAGACCGGTCGCCAGCTGAGACAGCGGTGAAGGTGAATACGTAGCGCCGACGGACGTGCCCGTGTTAGTTGTGGTTTGCGGTGTGATTGGAGCCATGCCGCGAATCTGCGTGCTGAGCCAATCCATTTGCTGTTTGGGATAGTTCTGCTCGTTGATGTACTGCTGTTGAGCAGCGTTAAGTTGCTGCTGCATTTGACCCTGCTGAGCCGCGCCCGCGCCTTCAAGTGACGCTACGTCAGCTGAGCGCATAGCTTGCTCCTGCTGTTGCATGTTGGCAAAATTCTGCAAAGCAGACATTTGTCGCGCGTAATCTTGAGCCTGAGCTGCTTGTGTAGCTTGAGCAGCGGTAAGACCGAACTGCTGTTGAGCCTGACCCGCGCTAGTCTGCATTTGGCCAAGGTTACCCAGCTGAGACATCTGTTGAGCTGTCATTTGACCGGCGGTTTGACCTAGGTTAGTCAAGTTTTGTTGCTGTTGACCGGTCAACGAACCTGCGGTCTGTGCGAGGTTCTGGTATTGACCAGCGCCTTGCAGAACACGAGACAAATCCGCACCCGAGATACTACCCACAGTGCCAGCCAATTGAGCTTGACGAGCGAGGTCTGCTTGAGAAGCGCCGAGCGCCTGACCGTAACCCTGTTGAGCAGCTTGAGCTTGCTGATTAAGAATAGCCTCTTGTGTATCACGCAGCGCACGTGAGCCGAACTCACCCATACGTGTGCCGCCAAACTGACCCGCCTTGATGAACTGGTCAGACACGGCAGGTAACAGGTTTTCGCTCAAATTACGAGCACCCTGCTTGGCGATGACGTCCATGACGCCTTGTTGGTACGGGCTGTCGTACTGACTGATACCTGATGCGGCACTTTTAGCGGCGGCTTGCAAGTAAGGGTTAGCGGCGGTTAAAGCCTTGTCAGACAGGGCTTCAGCGGTCGTCTGACCTGACTGCTGTAGGTAGGGATTAGCCGCACCCATGATGTTTTGCTGACCCGCTTGTGACAAGTACGGCTGAGCCGCGCCCACGATGTCCATCTGACCGGCTCTATTGAAATATCCTTGACCCGCGTCTAGGTTTTTACCGACCAAATCTTGACGCAAATACTGACTTTGCGCCTGTTTTAACGCGTCAGCTGTACCTTTGCTGCCGAACTCGTACATGCCCGACTGAGCTTTGTCTAAGTCGCCTTGATAGAAACCTTGATTAGCCTGAACCTGCTTGTATGCTTGCTGTTGTAGCGGTGACAATTCAGCCACAGTAGGCATGTCGTACGGCTGGTAAGGCGTATTGGCAATGTTCTGAGCGACTTGAATTTGGTTATAAATCGCATCCTGCATCCACTTCGGGGTCTCGGTGGATGACGTGGTGTAAGACGTAGCGGTCTGAGGCGACCCTTGGAATAAGCTGCCCATTATGCAACCCCTTTCAAATAGCTGAGAGGTGACTTGGCGTTAGGACTAAATTTACCCTTTGCCAACACTTTACCTTTATGTGAGCGGATCTTTCCGCGCATGGCGTCGAGGCGCTTAGCACCCTCTTTGTTAGAGCCATCGCCGAGCATTGCTACTGTTTCTGCGTCCATCACGTATTCACCATCTGAGAGTTTAGCATCAATGGTGTCTGCTCGACCAGAACCTGCTCCTTGAGCGAATCGGGCAACAGCTGACAGAGCGCCACCTCTTGCCATCGCAGGAGGATTGGTGGTCGCTGGTTGCATATTATAAGCGCCAGAAGTGATTTTTGGCCAACTCCGCGCCATGTATTCAGTCAGGCTAACATTGCTAGCATTAGCGTCACCCTGTAATTTGTTCCAATCCCAGCTGATTGAAGGGCGGTTAAAGTACTCCTGCTGCTCAGGGGACATCTTGCTGACCGCCTGTTGAACCTGCGGAGGAGCGCTACCGAGGCTGCTCAGTAACGTGGCTCCCATTAGCGCGTTCTTCATTGTGAACGGGCTAGAACTACCGGTGGTCCCAGCTGTTTTAAGTTGTCCCAACGGAGACTGCTGAGGTGCGTTCAAACCCACACCCATGTCTTGAGCGCCGTATCCGCCGGTTGCTATTGGCGCGGCTGGATTCGTCAAAGAATAATCGACTGAGAAATTCTCGGGACCTTTGTAGCCCATTTCACCAGTCATAAAGTTTTTTGTTCCAAAGCCAGCTTCCGGCACGCCGCTGTATGAGTAATCTCCACCCTTAGGCATCTTCAAACCTTCAATGACTGCGTCAGAAGGTTTCAAACCTATGTTGCTCTGTGTTTGAGCAGGACGAGACATACCGCTCGCCAGACCTGTTAACGCCCCGCCTAAAACGGCAGACTTGGGGTCGTAACCGGCAGTAATCATTTTACCGAACTGTTTACCACCCGCGCCAAGCGAAGCGTTACCGGTCAAGTCGCCGAGTTGTTGACCTGCGTAAGTACCTAGAGCGCCTGTAGCCGCACCTTTCAAGAAACCTTGACCAGACGCCACACCGCCCAGACCGCCAACGAGCGCATTACCTAAAACATTCTGACCGGCAGCGCCTAAATTCAAACCTAATCCGGTATTAGCAGCCCCGCCTACGTATTCACCTAGACCACCGCCTAAACCGCCCAACAATGCGCCTTTCAGCGGATCACCGCCGGTCAGAGCAGCCGTACCGCCGCCAATGACCGCACCACCCACCATGGTGGCGGCTGTACCGGTGAAACCCATAGAAGCGCCGATTGCAGAGCCAGCTCCAGGGACGATAAAGTCCAACGCAATCGGTAATGCAACAGCTAAAAACTTCTTGAGACTGAACTTGTACTCAGGTAACCCTGTGCGTGGGTTGATCGTTCCTGAGCCGCCCATACGCTTAAGCATCGCAGCTTCACGCGGATTGATATGCGCTAGCATCGTATCGCCGTGGCGACCTAAAGAAGCCAAGCCGCCTTTAGCGAACCCCTGCTGCTTACTGCGCTCTTGCATGCCGTACAACAACACCAACAGTGAGATGATCACTACGGGATCGAACTGCTCAGGTAGATCACCCTCTTCAACCATGTCATCTTTAACAGCAGAAGCAACAATCTCGGGATACTGTTCAGGGTTATTGAGCGCAAACTCAAGCATCTGCACGAGTTCATCTAAACCCTCACTCGTAATCGGCATGTCACCGATTTGATTCTCAAGCGTTAAAACCGCCTTTGAGAACCTTGGGTCGCTCTTTGCTATTTCAAGAATCTGTTGCTTATCCATTTGTCACTCCAATTAAGACAGCGATTGAGCAAACCGCTCAGCCCAGTCACGCCAATCATCAAAGTCGTAAGGTAGAGGGAAGTTTCTACCTAGCGAAGTATTGTTCAAAAACTGCATAGCCCAATTCTGCCAGTCGTCACCGTCAAGACGACTAAGCGCCCCGTAACTGTCCAGATCGAGCGCAATCTGATCAGCCCAGTCATGTAGCGACATGTAAGAGGGGCGAGTAATCGTGGTCATCCGAGCACCGTCCTGTCGCCCGAGTCAATGTGTCCAATGATCTGACCCATCTGGTAATTACCACCTACCGCATTTGACTCAAAGCGTACACGCAACTCACGGCGTTGTTCTTTAAGCATCACGATCTGCTGGTAAGGCTCAGAGGCGGTCTCAGGGAATGAGAACACGCTGCTGAAAACTTCAGGCGCTCTAGCGTTAGCGCGACCAGTAACTTGAACCGTCATGGGACCGCTCTGTATGAAGTCAGGTTCAATTTCCGTTATGCGGACATATTCGTTCTTACCCTGAGGTAGTGAAGACAAGTCGGCTGTTTCAAAATAAGACTGGATGGGCAATGTTGATTGACCTTCAATAGCATCAACACCTTGCTCATGAATCCAGACGCGATAGCCGCTCGCGGTAGGAATACAATCTGTCAGCAGAGGTGCGGCAAAGCCATTGTTGTAGCCGCCCGAGGCGCGACCGGAGGCGGGCAGCTCGGTGTCATACCAAGAGTTCTCGCGCACATTGTAAATAATGGCGTGCGTGCACTCTGTCGCATCATCGCGTGGGTAGCACCACCAAATTTCACCGAAATGAGGCACTTTGAACGCAAACACTTTTGCTCTCTGGCTCTCATTGATGTTGTCAAAAAAGTAGTTCAGGTTCATCTGGTTAGGTACTTCACGCACCACGCCATTGAACATCAGGAAGCGGTCAACACCGCACCAGAAAAACACGCCATCATAGTCTACCACGCAGTCAGGTGACATGATAGAAGTGTCCGTGGCGATCGTGTCAAACTGAAATACGGTAGCGCCGCCTGTGAAAGTTGCACGAATCACAGCGTCATAAGCCCAGAACAGACCCGCTGGCGCTGAGCCTGAACCTGCTCGCAGAGGCATACCCTTGACAATCTTCTGACCCCAGACACGCGCTATCCCTGAACCTGAGCCGCTGAGATCAGTAAAGTCACCAGGAACAGACCAGCCAATAATACCAGCTGTACCGTAGTAAAACAGGTAAGGGAACAGCATCACGATGCCGCCGGTGGTGTTAGCCCCAGCAGGTAAAGGGATCTCTACTAACGGCGCGGTTCCTAGAACATCACCGTAAAAAATCTGACCGCCGGTGTCATTACAGACACATTGCAAATTAGGCGCTACATGCGCAATGATAGAGTTATATGTGGTTGATGCGTCATAGGATGTCTGGAACATCCATTGGTTGTAAGCAGAGCTAACCAAAGCATTTGCGCCACCAGTCATGTTAGTTACTGTGGTTGTGATCGTTGTCGTGTTAGCAACCACCACAAACCCGTTAGTAGCTTGCCCAGCAGTTGCGGCTGTGATGGTGATTACCGCTCCAACAGCAACAGCACTGTAGTTTGGCGTAGATGCAAATGCTGTAATGTTTGCCGCAACAGCCGTAGCCGTTGTAGCCAAGTCAGTCGTAAAAGAAACTGAGCCTGATGTAATTGTCACGCCGTTAACCGTGATGCTATCAACTGATCCAGCCCCGCCACCCGTCAAAGTAACTGTTCCGGTTGCGCTAACCGCAACAGGGGTTCTGTTGCTAATGACAGAGCTGTTTTTAGTTGTGTCAATCGTAAAACGCTCAACAGTAGACGCGCCCGCTGAATGGCAATACTGCAAGCTCTGCTGGGTAAAGCTGTTGAAGCCGCGAGAGATTTCTGTCAAGTATTTATTGATAGATCGATAGCCGAGAATCTTTCTAGGAAGCCCGCGCTGAAACCTGACCCACTGTCCGTCAATGTAAAAGTCACCGTCGTACTTAGTGCCGTCTCGCTTAATACCGGCGAGAGACTTCAGGACTATCGTGGATTCAGGCATCAGTAAGTCCCACCATTAACAACGCCCGCAGGAGCAACACCTAGCGCAGTCCAAGCCGCTTGTTGATTAGCTGCTTCAAAAATAGGGATACCTACCGCCGTGCCGCCAAGGTTAATCAATGCGCCGCCCGCCGTAGTAGCCCCTGTACCGCCCTGTGCGACCGTAATTGGGAAACTCGCAGTAGTGGTGTCTGCATCGACAACGTCAGTGCCGTCACAGTAATAAATACCTCTTGAACCTTGGGCTACGGCCACACCCGTTCCGGCAGAAGTTCTAACAGTGAGCGTGTAAGCGCCGGTGGTAGAATTGTCAATCCAATACTGTTGAACAGTGGCGGGGACAATTACTGTTCGGTTACCGGTCAAAATGCCGGTGAACTTATAAACGATTCGGTTCAGCTCTGAACCAGTCAGTGTGTACGTACCAGTACCCGCAATTGCGATCACCGTGTAGTCAAACACAAAGACAGAAGCCTGACCAAACCCTAGCGTGTAGAAGTTTGTACCGTCGCTGATGATCACGGACGATTCAGTAGGCTGGTAGTTTTTTGTTGCCAACCCGTCGATTGTGTTGATACCAGAAGGTGTCAGTACAACCTGACCACCACCTGAGTTACGCAAATACATGAACCAGTTGTTACCCACGGTAGCAGCGCTAGGTAGGGTCAAAGTCCCTGACCCTGACCCTGTCCACAGGTACATTTTGGCGCGGTCTGAGTCCCCTGCAATGTAGTCAGTGTTGAACTGCGTAATAGGCACTGATTGAGACAACAGCGTACCAACCGCCACAATACCAGTACCAGCAAGCGCAGAAGCGTTAGCCTCAGATACCGTAGCGCCAAACTGCAATGACTCCCACAAACCATTTGTTGTGGTGTTGCTAGTCAAATAAATTTGATACACCGTTCCAGCGGCAATTGAAGCGACTTGCGTGCCACCGGCGTTCTTAACTATGAAAGTTTGTGCGCCTTGATTGTTGAACAGAATAGTGTTACCGACACCGCTTTTCTGAGCATCTGGCAAAAAGATTGACCGTCCTGCGTTAGTAGCTGTTACGTCAATAATACGGGTCGCGAGGTTGACGTTAGTAGAGGTTTCCTCCGGCCAACTCAACACAACATCGGTGGTCGTCAGCGTTATTGCGCTGTAGCTAATTTCGCTCGGGTAGATGTTTGCACCACCAAAGACATCGGTATAAATAGGCATTACGCTTCACTCCTGTTTGCTGAGCGATCCATGATACGTTTCAGGTCTTCTCCGTTGAGAGCCTGAGCAGCACGGTCGTACATGGCTTGCCAAGTCTGAATACGCTCGTCTTTTTTAAGGAACGGGGTGGCTTCTAGCAGCGTTGCGTAAAGCAGCACATCAGGTGCGTATTCAGTAAGCCAGTTGGTTTGTAAATCATCACCCAGAAGGGCAGGTTGTTCATAGTACAGAATCTCAAGAGTCTGCACTGCAGAAGGCGACGGGGTTATCAACCAATGTTGGTAATCATAGTCAGCGTAAAACTGCGGAGCAGCGGTCTGAGCCTCGTTAGGCCAATAACTGCGGCAGTACTCGTATGAACGAGCGAAAATAGGTGACCCGTTGACCGTCATGCTGATTGTGTCGCGCCACCGGTCAGGCTTGAGGTAGACAGCTACGCCGACAGACAAAGGAGTTGACACTGCGCGGATAAACCCCTGAATTTTAAGTTCGCGGGCGATACGGCGCTCACCTAATGTGATTAGGCGAGGTAGCTGGTCGTAAACGATCTGGTCGCTCTCTTGCGTGAAACCACGTTCAAGGTAGCGGCGCACGTCCACCAGCAGACTGTCGTACGTCATGCTATAGCTCATAAATACTCCATGGGTATTAGCCGCTGATTCAGCATGCGCCGTTTTGATGAATTATAACCTTGAAACAAGTTTCAAGGCAAATTGAAAGTGTCACTTACTGGCGACGCCCTTGGTCTTCTCAAACGAGCGCATACCCGCGATACCCAAGATACCTGACAATATCACCCAAAGTTGGTCTGCTTCAAGCACCGGAGGGGGATCCATACCGACAGGAACCCAGCCCATAGCCTGCAAGTATTTCCACGCCCACTGAAACAAAGGGTAGAGCAAAAACTGATACGCCATCGCCGCCACGCCGATCCACCCGATAGCGGGTCGCCAGCCGGAGACGAATACACTGGACGACGCCGCTTCAATTTTGTTGACCTCAATTTGCGCTAGGTCAGTGGCTTGGTCGATGCGTTTTTCTTCAAGATCTAGCTTCCGCTGCTCGATCTCCATCTCCATTTTTTCTTTGTCAGTGGTGATCAAGTCACCCGCGACTTTACCTACGGCTTCAATGATTGACCCAACAGCTAGCAAGCTCATGCTAAACCTTTCAATGTGCGGTTAATCCAACCCTTGAGAAACTTAACCTGCACGGGGTTCTTGTTGCAAATCTCAACGTAACGGGCAATTTTAGCCAGCGCGTAAGATTCTTTAAAGCGCTGTCCGTCTGCGACTTGATTGAGTTTCTCTATGGTTTTAGCGCCAATCCCACCATCAGGAGTAGCCCCAACGATCAACTGAGCGAGCTTGACCGCCATACCCATTCCGGCATTTACGCCGAAATTGAAAATAGTATTTGCTACTTCTTGATTGTTGATCTCGTTACCACGCATCTTATCCCAGAACTCAACGCGGTAGAACTCCCTTACC